CCTAAAGAAGTCATTATCCCTGAACCTTCTTCTAAAGTTTTTCCTAAGACTGCTCCAGCTGCTCCTAAATTTGCATTATCATACATAATATTATCATTAAAAGTCATTGATAATGGAATATACATGCTAATTACAGGTGATGTTGTATCGATACTAGTAGCATATCCTGAAAATGTACTTAATACAGAATTTGAAACTTGTTCAGCTTGATCTTTTTTCTTTTGTTCTAATTCTTGTTGATCAACTTCAGTTCTGTCTTCTTCACCATCAGTAAATCTTTCTAAAAGACTGTTCATACTATTACTTACACTACCTGGCGCAGTAATAGTATTAACAAACTTACCAACGTTGTCTTTTAATAATGAAGATAAACCGGTGCCTAATCCTTCATATCTACCAGGCGATACTGGTTTAACCTTATAAGTAGAAAAACGAATCCTAGTATTATACACTGGATCTGATTCAAGTGGATATGCTAACGAAGGTGAATATGCTGCCATTCTTTAATCCTTAATAAATAAACATAATTATTATTATTTCTTATTTATATCAAAACATGGCATATTCTGGGCACTATAAAGTAAAGAACATTAAGAAGTATAACGGCGATTTTAGCAATGTTGTTTATAGATCGTTATGGGAGAAGCATGTCTTTAAATGGTGTGATGAAAATAGTAGTATAAAAGGTTGGTCATCAGAAGAAGTTATTATACCTTATTATTATGAAGGAGATAAAAAGTATCATAGATATTTTCCTGATATTAAAATAGTATTTGAAGATAAAACACTCTTAGTTGAAATTAAACCAGCTATTCAAACTGCTCCTCCAACTGGTGTTAAACGAACTAAAAAATATATAGCTGAAGCATATACTTATGTTAAGAATGTAAATAAATGGGAAGCAGCACAAGAATTTTGTAAAGATAGGGGATGGGAATTTCAAGTATGGACAGAAAAAACTTTACAAGAAATGGGATTACTACCTAAAACAATGCCCGGTAAAATAAAGAAACCTTTAAAACGAATGAAACCATTTCGAAGAAAAAAAGCTAAAAAATAATATAAATAGGATTATGAGTAATTTATTTCAAACATTAGAGCTTGAAGCTTTTAAAAAAGGTATAAATCCTAGAACTGCTGAATCGCGAGATTGGTTTAGAAAAAAGGCCACTCAGCTTGGACGGATTAATAGAAATACTTTAATGCAAGATAAGGATGTAAATCTTCAAAATAGATTTGGTGCTGGTAGTATGTTTATGTATTTTTATGATCCAAAGCATAAAGAAACATTACCATATTATGATAGATTTCCTTTAACTATTGTTACTGAACGTGCACCAGGAGGATTTATGGGATTAAATCTACATTATCTACCTCCAGTTTTAAGAGCTAAATTTTTAGATTCTCTTTTAGATATTACATCTAATAAAAAATATAATGAACAAACAAAATTTAATCTGAGTATGAGAACATTAAAAGCCGCTTCCAAATTTAAATATTTTAAACCTTGTCTTAAACATTATTTAAGTCAACATGTTAGAAGTAGATTTGCTAAAGTACAAGCGACTGAATGGGAAATTGCAGTATTCTTACCAGTTCAAGATTTTGCAAAAAGAAATGCTACATATGTTTATTCAGAATCAAGGAAGGCAATCTAATGGCGTCTATAGATGATTTAAAAACAATAGCTACTACAAAACTTGGTTTTGCTAGAAATAATCAATTTTTAGTTCAACTTCCCGCTATTGGACAAGGAACTGGATTTCTTGGTTTTTTAGGCCAACTATTTTCATTACCTTCAATTCCAGGAACACCTTTAGCAACACAACCTACAACTAAAGATTTAAATATTTTATGTTCAACTGCACAAATTCCGGGAAAACAAATATTAACATCAGATCGTAAAATAGGAATGGAAATGCAAAAGATTGCTTACGGTTATGCTGTACCTGATGTGAATTTAACATTTCATTTAATGAATGATTATGGAATTAAAACATATTTTGATGCATGGATAAAAACAGCGGTTGATGAAGAAAACGGAACAGTAGCTTATAAAAATGAATATCAAAAATCTATAAAAATACATCAATTAAGAAGACCAGTAAAAGGATTTAGTAAAAACGTTGGACCTCTTAATTTAAATTTAGAATTAGGTGGTGGGAGTGTATATGTATGTGAATTACTTGAAGCTTTTCCAACCACAATAAGCACCATTGATTTAAGTAATGAATTAGATGGTATGCTACAACTATCAGTTAGTTTTTCATATACAAGATGGAAAGCTAACGATGTAACACTTGATGGGCTGATTAATTTCAGCACTAATATATAGGAGAAATTATTGTAATGCCTTTACCACAACTAAATGCGGTACCGAAATATGAAATGGTTATGCCATCTACTGGTAAGCCCCATAAGTTTAGGCCTTTTCTAGTAAAAGAAGAAAAAGTTTTAATGATAGCCGCTGAATCTCAAGAACCTAGTCAAATAGTTTATGCAATTGGACAAATTGTAGAAGACTGTGTTGATGGACTTGTTAAAGAAGATTTAAGTTCTGTTGATGTTGAATATGCTTTTTTAAAAATAAGAAGTAAGTCTGTTGGAGAAACTGCTTCAATTAATTTAAAATGCCAACACTGTGAAACTGAAAATATACCTTACGAAATTAAATTAGATGAAATTAAACCTCCAGAATTAGCATCAACAAAAGGTACTAAAAAAATAGATCTTGGAAATAATATTTTTATTAATTTGCAAGTTCCTCGTTATGTATCAATGGCTGGTTTAGATATAAATCCAGAAAATCCTACTGATGCTGTTTTTGCATTAGTAACTACGTGTATTGAATCTATTATTACTGAAAATGAACATATTAAAGCTGCAGATGTAACACAAAAAGAACTTTCAGATTTTCTTGAATCTATGACAAATAATCAATTTAAAGAAATTCAAGATTTTGTTCAAGAATTACCAAAATTGCAGCATGAAGTTAAATATAATTGTCCTAAATGTGAAAAGCCAAATACACTAACATTAGAAGGAGTCCAAAGTTTTTTTTAATATGTCTATCTCACATGTCATTAATGGCTTATTATCAACACACATTCGCATTAATGCAACATTATAATTATTCATTGAGTGAGATAGACGGACTAATACCTTGGGAAAGAGAAGTATATACAGAAATGTTAAAAGATCATATTAAAGAACAAGAACAAAAAAATCAGCAGAGGTAGGATATGGCAGCAGCAACATTAGATAATGTTGTTAATCAATTACTGATTAATAATAAAAAGCAACAGGATACTACTGATGCTGTTCAAAGCAGTAATTCTTTATTGCGTAAATTTATGGATGAGCAAAAGCTTCAAAAGATGAAAGATCTTGAAGCTCAAAGAGAGATGATGAAAAAGCTAGCGGCTGGATCAACATTTGGTGGAAAGCCAACTGAATCGACATCTGATAAAAAGAAAGGTGGTAAGGGATTCCAATTTCCTGATTGGGCTAAAACTCTTGCTGGCGGATTAGGTTTAGTAGGATTAGCTAAAATTATGGGATCTCTTCTTAAGAATCTTAAATTCTTATCAGCGGGTCTTATTGCTATTGAATTAGCTAGTTGGGGATTTAGAGGTTGGGAAGCCGGTGCATTAAAAAAATTAACAGCACTTACTGGTAAAGGATTAAATTCAATAGGTAGTAAAATTGCAGGTTATATTGATGATACAGTAAGAGCAGGATTAAAATTTATTGGAATATCTGAAGATGTAGGTGATGTTGCTAAGAGTGGAAGAATATACACCAAAATGACACAAGGCGCAGATGGCAAGTTTCTTGGTAAAGAACTCGCTTCAACAAAAGAAATGTTAAGAAGATTATTTGGTACAAGTGATGATCCAAAAATAAAAGCAAATAAAGGCCCTGGCGGAATGTTCTCTAAAATGAGAAATATTATTGGCATGCTATTTAGTCCAATTGCATCATTTATTAAGGCTGCAACAAATGTAGGAAAAACATTTTTGGCTCCATTTGCTAGCGTTGCTAAATTTCTTGGAGTTACTACATTAGCAGGATTGGGTGCATTAGGATTTACTAAATTTGCTCCAATGATAGGTAAAATCTTATGGCCAGTTGGAGTTTTATTTTCATTATGGGAATCTATTAAATCATGGCAAGATGGTAATCCCGAGAGATCTACTAGAAAAAAGATAACAGATGCTATTTCAGTTTTTGTTGGTAATTTTGTTGGTGCACCTTTAGATCTTTTAAAGGGAGGATTTACTTGGTTACTGAAAAAAGCATTTGGACTTGAAACTGATGAAGATGGTAAAGTTTTACCGGGCCAAGGTTTTGGTGGAGTTATTGTTTCAAAAATGCAAGAATTTTCATTTGAAACTTTTATAACTGATACACTACAAAGTTGGTATGATTTAGGAGCTAAAGTACTTAGCGAGCTTTGGTCTTTCGCAAAAAATCCAAAAGAATATGTAAATAATTACTTAGAAACACAAGGTGTAAGTTCTGTAGGTGAATTAATTCAAAAGAGTTTAAAAAGCTTATTTGAGATTATGTTTGGATGGATTCCTACTCCTGAAGAAATACAAGCGTCGCTTTTTAAAATGGCATCAAAATATGTACATAAAAGTTTATGGTGGATGATACCTGGGATGGAAGCATGGCATGAAGACAATCAGACTGGGATGTCTCTCCCAGAAAGAAAAGCACTAGCATTGGAACAAGAAAAAGAACGACTGGCAGCGGAAGAGATGGATTTAAGAGCTAGAAATGCTGGTTTATATAAAATGTTACAAGTAGCAGATAAAGATGGTTCCGGAACGTTAGATATGGCTGAATTAGAAGCTTTTAAAGAAGTTCATAAAGGACAGCTTAGTTTTAGCGCGCAGAATAAAGGGACAAGTCTAGGTGATCTTTTAAAAGAAATATATCCTGAATCAATAATGAATAAAAAAGATATGGTCGAAGCATTAGTTACAGCTCTTCAAGATAGAGGAACAGGTGGTAATATAGCTGTTCAAAATCTACAACAGGGTTCAGATACATCATTACTATTCATGGGTGGAACTGTTGATACAAA